TACCCAATAACAGCAAATAACGAAGCATAAGTGGATGTTGAGACAGAAGAACCATCACATAACAAATAGCCAGTAGGGGCAGTTGCGGTAGGCCACATTTGTATAGAACCAGTAATAACAGCTGGAACTGCAGCAATACTTGTATTTACAAAAGCCGTTGTAGCTAACTGGGTTGTATTAGTTCCTGTAGAAGCTGTTGGTCCTGACGGTATGCCAGTAAATGTTGTGGCTCCAGTAACGCCTAAAGTACCACCAACAGACATATTGCCAGTAGCAGATAAAATGCCATTTACTGTAAAGTCGCCAGCAGATCCAGTTTGAGAAGAATAACAGTTAGACCCATCATAGTAGACTTGGGCTGTAATTCCATTAGGTATGGTAACTGTTGTGCCTGTAGAAGCACCTATAGTAATAGCGTAACCACCAGTAGTTTGGTTTGAAATTACATATAGCTTTTGCTGATTGGTAGGAATTACTATCTGTCGTATTGCAGAGTTTGTACCGTTTACTACTAAAACCGCATTACGAGCTTCGTCTGATATGCCGTTATAGTTGCTTAAAGTGTAATTAGCGTTAGACATAGTAATTGTCTGAACGCCAGTAATTGCTTGTTCTAAAAGGGTGCCAAGGTTATTATTGGTTGTAGTACCCCATGTGCCTGATTGGTCTCCGTTACCAATAAGCTCTAGTTTGAGCGATGTTGAGAAGGTAGATGCCATAATTTATCCTTGAGTATCATCAATATTTGTCCAGCCAGGATTTTGGGTGTTCCCAATAGTAGTCCAATTTGCTGTCTGGGTGTTACTAATAGCGTTCCAAGTTACTGTTTGACTGTCATTAATTTTAATCCAACCACGAGCAATAAGCGAGTCTATCAGGGAAACATTTTCCGTAATCGCCTGTAGGAAAGCAAATTGGGTAGAGCTTGAATCCCCAGAATTTAGGTTTTCAGTAATACTAGAAGCAAACTGCGCAGTAATTGCTTCGGTTTCTGCGGAAGTTAAATTCTCAGTAATAAATAAGAAAAACTGAAAAATAATAGTAGATATATCTGCCATTGTAGAGTTTTCAGATATATTTGAGGCAAACTGAGCAGCTATGGCAATAACGTCTGCACTAGTAACATTTTCAGTAATACTAGAAGCAAACTGCGCTGTAATGGTTTGGGTATCAGCAAGCGTAGCATTTTCGGCAATAGTTTGTAAAAACGCAAATTGCTGAGTGCTAGAGTCCGCTACATTATCTATAGGCTCAGAACGTGTTTCTAAAGCAGCAAAATATTGAACACTAGAATCGTCAGAATTAAAGTTTTCTGTTTGCGCTGCAGCAAATTGGGCTGCTATTGTAAATGTATCTGCTGGGTTAAAGTTTTCTGACAGGCTTTGCAAGAAGGTAAAAAGTTGAGCGCTTGAATCACCTGAAGTTAAAGTTTCTGTTGCACTGCCAAAATAGTTAATTCCAGCATCATTTATTACGTCACCCATAGTAATGGGTTCAGCTATAGACTGTAAAAATGTCCAAGTTTGCGAGTTAGAATCGGCAGAATCTAAATTTTCAATAATACTAAAGACGTATTGGTTTCCACCCCCCAGAGCAGCAAAAGGTACTTGAGCAAAGGTAGATAAGCCAAACATTATTCAATAGGTGGTGCAGGGGTAAGCTCTACCCAAACCTGTGCCGCTTCATCCCAGTTATATGGTTTACCATCTGTTGGGTAGGGGGTAGGTGGTGTCCAAAGCCAAGTAGTCTGGTCAAGAGTAAAACTTCTGCAAAGTATGTTTTTAAAATCTACAGGTCTTGGTCCATGAAATACATCGTTTACTGCATCGTATGTATCACCTCTATTAGCGTAGTTTGCCCGTAAAGCAACGCCACCATCAGGTTGCCCATCAGGACCGTAATGAACCCCACCACGGGTGTTATAGGATGTTCTAACCCACATTGCTGGGTCTCCAACAGCTCCAGAATCAATAAAATCTTGCTCTGCAACAATTACCTGAGTAACTGTTCCATTTTCAACTTTTGCAAAATGACTCATAGTTTTAACTCCGTTAACCCTTTTTGATTACCAATAGTTCCTTTTAAAAAGGTATTAAATGAAATGCTAACCCTTGTTTTTTCACGTTCTGACGGTTCTACAGCATGGGCTAAAGTTGATGGAAACAAAAGCAATTTTTTATTTTCCACAGCAAACCACCAAGAATGTGAGTTAAAAGAGTTGTAGTTATTCGTATCTACAGTTAACTGACCACTTGTTTTAAAAAAAGTAATTTTGTCAGTTTCTTTATCTACATCTACATATAAAACGCCTGATAGAAAGCTATTTGCATGTGTATGCTGATGATGTGATTCATGGGAATTGTTAAAATTTAGCCATGCCTGTGTAATGTAGAGGCTTACATCAGTACAGGGTTGATAAATTTCTTGGAAATATCTATTTACTTCCGCTTCACAAAAGGTTTTTAGGTCTTTTAAAACTTCTTCTTGGAAAATGTAATCATTTTCGCTTGTTCTATTTTGTTTGTTAAACCGAGCATTACCTTTTTGGCTGCTAAAAAAATCAAGTTCAGCTTGCGTAAAGTCCCGATCTAACATCGTAGTACCTACTGCAGTTGGAAAAAGAGGTTCGTAAGTAATTGTCATGCTGTGTATGTTGAGCTAGTTGTGAATAAATGGAAGGAGTTTCCACCAGTATAGTTGTACGTTCCGCCACTACCTCTTTGAGTACCAGAATACGTAATAATAAATACCCCTGAGCCACCACCACCACCTGTTCCTGGAGCGCCATAACCACCGCCACCACCGCCTCCAGTATTAGCTTGCCCGTAGTTTGCACCGCCACCATTACCACCGCCACCAGCACCGCCAGTACTTCCCTGACCACCACCCCCGCCACCGCCAAAGTAGCCTGGGTTATTTGTATCGCCATATGCAGCATAGGTTGCGTAATAAAGACCAACACCACCATTACCACCAGTAATTGTGCCTGGAGCACCGCCACCATTACCACCAGCTCCACCACCGCCACCACCAGCATAGTTTGCACCGCCCCCGCCAGGGAAAGATGTAGGAGAGCCTGAAGAACCACCTGTTCTACCTGACTGTGGATTACCACCGCTTGTTGATGATCCAAGACCGCTAGTTGGGTTACCCGTTCCGCTTACGCCACCTCCACCACCAACAGTAATTGTATAAGCGGTTCCAGTACTTACTGATGCAGTACTAGATAAAACACCACCACCGCCTCCAGCACCACCGTTTGGCTGCGCACCAACACCTGTCGCACCTGTACCACCACCGCCACCAGCAGACACGTTAAGGTAACTTACTGTATAGACTTGAGCTGGGGTAGAATCGTTAAAGCCAGCAAACGGAATCCAGCCTTTAGTAGCATCAGCGTAAACAATACCAATACCTTCTTTGTTTGTAGCACAAGTTGCGTTGGTGGTACTTCCACTAAAGTTTTTACCGTTAGGGGCAATAATGAAGTTATTAGTACCCCAAGTTCCTGCATAGTCAACAAAGAACACAGTCTGACCTGCCGTTGGAGAGGCTGGCAGCGTTGCAGTTACTGAACTAGAAGTTGTATTTACAGGGTATCCGTAGCCCGCAGTTGCAGCAAAAGAAGATGTTTGTACGCCTTGCCACGCAGTTCCTGCAGCAGTGTTTGTTACAGTTACAGCGCCTGTTGCACCACTTACAGAAATACCGCTACCAGCAACGATAGATGTTGGGATGTTTGTTAATGAAGAACCTGAACCACTAAATGATGTAGCTGTTAAAGCGCCAGCCGTATTAAGGGTCATTTGGTTTGCACCATTAGCATACCAAGCTAAAGTAGTAGCGCTTGTATCTAAATAGTTATACCAAGTTGTTGTTCCAGCACTTTGAAATTGAAGACCAACCTGACCGCTAGAACTTGTAGTCCTATTTAAGTATAAATAAGCATTTCCAGTAGATACTGTAAAAGAAGTTCCTGTATAACCATTAGCTGTATTTAACGCATTTGCTGTAGTAGCAGTTGTAGCTGTTGTAGCAGTTGCCGCATTTCCACCAATAGATAGTCCTGCGGCAGTACCAGTTAAATTTGTTGCTACACCGCTAGACGGAGTACCTAAAGCACCACCGTTTACTACAAAAGCACCTGCTGAACCTACGGCAGTTCCTAATGCAGTTGCAACGCTAGTTCCAAGACCACTTACACCAGTTGAAATAGGTAATCCAGTACAGCTAGTCAAAGTACCACTAGATGGCGTACCCAATACTGGAGTAACTAAAGTAGGAGAAGTACTTAATACAACATTACCAGAACCAGTAGAAGTTGTTACACCAGTACCACCATTAGCTACGTTTAAAGTACCAGCTAGAGTTACCGCCCCAGTTGTAGCTGAAGAAGGGGTAAATCCTGTTGTGCCAGCACTAAATGAACTTACTAAAGAACTAGATACTGTTCCCCAAGAAGGGGCTGCGCCAGTATTTCCAATCAATACTTGCCCTGTAACACCAGCAGCCGTTACTCCATGTGCGCTAGTACCATTACCATAAAAAACACCATTGGCTGTAGCTGTTGTCATCCCTGTACCACCAGCAGCGACAGGTAAAGTACCAGCAGTTAATGTAGTAGTACCAGTTGAGTAAAGAGCATTGTTAGACGCAGTAAAAGTGGTTAAACCTGTACCGCCATAGGCTGGTTGAATTGTGCCGCCTTGCCAAGTACCACCAGAAATAACAGTAGACCCAAGCGCTAAAGAGTTTGTACCCCATTGCACATTTTCAGGAATATAAGCATGAACGTCCCATGTACCAGCCACAGTGGCATTAGATAAAAGTGCAATAGCGGCAGCGCCACCAGCAGCAATAGTACCTACAGCGCCAGTAGCATTATCAACAATAGTTAACGTGCCAGTAGCGTTGTTGTTAAATTCAAAAGTAGTTGTATCTGTTAGTGTAGTAGCGTCAGGTAACTTAAAAGTTTGTCCGCCTGTACCATTTAAAACCCAGCTAAATGTAGAAGCCGCAGTTAATGTTGTTGTACCACCAGCTGCTGTAACTGTAGTAGTTTGTTGATTTAATCTGTTAATAGATACGTTCTGATTAGCATCCCGAATCATTACCGAATTAGCGCCACTAGAAGTAGTTACGCCTGTACCACCATAAGCAACAGGAATAGTTGTTCCATTCCAAACGCCTGAAGTAATAGTACCTAAAGCACTGACATTACCTGACGCATCAAGGTTTACTGAACGCTCGGATGGGTAAGTAATAAATACACTAGATGCACCAGATAGCGTAATTGGCGATGTATTACCATTAGAGTTAGATAAAACGGTTGTACGGGCAAGAGTTGTACCAGAGGATGTATACGTGCCAATACCTACTTCCCATGCAGTGCCATTAACAATGCAATAAAAAGTAGTATTTCCGTTACCAACAACAGCAAATGATTGATAACCAGCTACAGCACCACCTAGGGTTATTGTCCCTGTTCCTGTGGTGGCTGTAGTTTCTTGTACTCTATCGTAAACTACCAAAGCCATACAAGGCTCCTACTTAAGAAGTTGCGGTGGTGCTATATGTTACCGATACTGTATCTCCAGCAGTAGTAATTTTAGCGGTTGAGAAGTTTCCTTCAGAATATAACGTACCACTAGTATTACTTTGGGTTGAACTTGCGCCAGAGCCTGTAACCAAGAAACAACCATAAACGGTACCACCAGCACCAGTAATAGTGTAGGTAATAGACGCTGCTGTTGAGGTAGTTACGTTAGATGGGGTAGAGCCACTTGATGTAGCAGAACCAAATACGGCTGTACCACGAACTGCGGAACCACCAACTGTGTAGTTAGTAAACTCAGCAGCATTAGTAGTAACCAAAGTAGTCATAGTGTCGGTAGCTGCTGGGGTCAACGAAACCTTTGTTAAACCAAGGTAAGGACCAACAACAGTATATGCAGAGCCTTTTAACAAGGTATCTAGCATTAATTGCTTACCAACAGCAACAACTAAGTTAGGAAACTCTTCAGTCCACTTTAAATTACCCTGTGCATCACGGCACTCAACATGGTAAAAACCTTCTTGAATCATACCTTCAGGGATACTTGCGTTTGCCTGTAATGTTGCTACAGCGTGATCGCCACAGCTTGCTATTTCTTTTTGCATAAAATGCTCCTTAATTTGAAAACCGAATAATAGCGTCCGAAGAATTATCCGTTGGAAAAGTTATAGTAAATGAGGTTGTAGCAGTTTTATCTGATCCAAAACTCAATACCGCAACAGCTGCACTTGTATTGCTATTGTAAATTAAAGCACCAGACGCTGTAAAAGAAGCTGGGTTCCAAGTTACATCAGCAAATGAAACATAAGCTACGTTATTGCTAGTAGCTGGAGGTATAACAGTCAATATATTTCCACCAGCTGTATAGCCAGTTCCAATTACTTCACCATCGGTAGTGTAAATAAGTGTATCTGGGCTTAAATTAGCATTGGCTGTATACAAAGCAATCTTGTATGTATACGGAGTGCCAACGGCAAAGTTTTCCAAAGCACTTAAACAGTTCTTTTGAAATATGGTGGTTTGACCTTGTTGAATCATGGTTTAACGTGTGCAATCCTATATTGACCATCTCTGTAAGCATCGCCACGTTCAAGGCCAGAGCCAAGGCGATTAAGCTGGGCAAGCGCTTCTTGATATTTAGTTTCGTAATAGCCAATTAAATCTTGCTCACCCTTCATAAACAGCATGGCTTCACGCATAGCACCATAAAACAGCACTGGATCGTAGTTATCACCAAGCCATGAAGTGCCTGTAGCATTTGAAATAGCTGATACTGGTATAGAAAACCCTGATCCAGAACCGCCAATATAAGCAGATGCAGCACTTAACACATCACCAGATTTATAAAATTGCCCACCAAAAGTAAGCGTAACAGTTGTTACAGCACCGCTGGTAATCAAAATGTCAGCTGTAGCACCTGATCCAGAACCGCCAGTTAATGGAATATTTTGATATAGACCATTGGTATATAGCGAACCAGCAGTCACTGTTCCAAGGGTAGTAATCTGACCTTGAACAATGGTTGGTGGATAGTAGAAATAGTGCATTTCTACTGTGTAATTAGCATCTGGCGTTGGTCCTATGATGTAAGACAGCTCATTAATGTTGCTGTATTGAGAGCCAAACAAAGCGTAATGTTTTGGCAAGCCAGTATCTGTAGGGTTTGGATATGCCTCACGGATATAG